CGGTGGGTGAGCGCGGCACCAAGATGCAGTCGGTCTGAATGGAACGGTGACACTGGCCGAACACCGCCAGATGCCCGTAGATGCGTCCGTCATCACCCATCGTCGGCAGCGTCGGCCCGTTGAGCATCGGGTTCTCGAAAAGCCGGTGGTCGTAGACCTTGGGCCGGAACTCGTCGGCCGCGCTGGCTACCAGCGCCACCTCGCGGCTTTCACGCTCGGCGTTCAACGACAGCCGGGTGTCGAACGCGGGGGTGGCCACTAGCGTGGTGCCGATGAGTTCGGCCTTGCTGATCGCCATGATGATGGGCTCACCGTTTTCCATCCGGTCCCACAGGTCATCCTCGTCGATCTCGTTGCCGTTCTCGTCGGTGTAGGCCCACTCGGCGCCGGCCAGATCGACACTGGGATTGCTCACCCCGTGTGCATTCTCGTTGGCCGCCTCGTCGGCCTCGGGGGTGTTGAGCAGGTATCCGCTGGCGACCACATTCTCGCCCTGTACGCGGGCGTCCTCGATGACGCCGATCGTGAAAGCGTCGTCGTGACCGATACCGGACTGCTTGCACCACATCAGCGGCAGCGGGAACGACCGGAAACTCAGATCGATGTCGCTTTTGAGCAGCCGATCATCAGAGGTCGGCGTACCGATCAGGGCGATCGGCTGGTCGGTGAAGGTGCGATACATCGTGTCGGCGTCAGCGGCGTTCCCCGTGTCCGCAAGATCCTCAGCCTCAAGGGTGGCAGTAACAGCCTCGGTGATGGCTGCGGTAACGGCGCCGTTCTTGGGCATCTCGAACTCCTCGGGCTTCGTCCTGGCGGCCAGGTTCTCCTCGATCTTCATGTGGCAGCGGCAGTTGTAGACCTCATCCGGTGGCCCGTTGGGGTCGCCGGGATAGCGCAACTGCACGCCTCCGACGGTGAAACTACCGCTGAACGGTGCGCGCTGGCCGTCGGCCGCCCGGTGAGTGGGGCGTGTTTTGTCGTCGCAGCGCGCCACCCAGATCTTGTCGTAAATCTCGGGGATGACGACCGGCTCAGGCATTGATGACCTCGGCAGTCAACTGGGCGCGGACCTGGCGGATCACCTCGGCGCGGACCTGTTCGCAGTCCAGTCCGACCAGCGCGAGGGTGTCCTGCTCGAGTGCCGAGTCCCAGCCACGGATCAGTTTGTCGACGTCTTCACCCCGCACAGGTCCCATGAAGCGATGCGTCTCATGCAAAGGGACTTCGCGCAGCCGCTCGTAATTCACCCGAGTGCGCCGCCGTTTGCCCGCGAGTTCGAGTGCTCGACTGACCATCAGCTCGATGACGACCTGGCCGGCGTGATTACTGTCGACCCCGTCCTTGGTGCCGCGTGTCCCCTGGTCATAGCCTGGGCCTTTGTCCTCGGTGTCGGGGCTGTTGCCCTCGTTGGTCGGACTGCTATCCGCCGCGCCGCCGCCCGATTCACTGTTTGACTTAGGGCCTTCCTCGACCTCAATCATCACTGGGAACTCCAGGGCCTGCACCGAGCCGTCCAGCAGCGGCATGAGCTGCACCAGCAGCTCGGGGTTCTTGCTCACCTTGTCGGTAGCCCATATGCGCCACCCTTCGATGGTGGAGAAGTCGTACCCGGAGTCCCCGAGGTTGAGGAAGTCGCGGTACGCCTCGGCGGTGATCGCGCCGCGGTCGAACGCGGCGGTGGCATTGTCGGTCTTGTTGGGGTCGTCGGTGAGCTGCCCGGTGTCGTACCAAACCAGGTACTTCGTCTCGTCAATGCCCTTGGCGATCAGCATCTTTCGAAACACCTGGGCGGTGAGACCCTGACAGATGGTCTCCATCATCGGGGCGATGTGGATCTGGATGTCGTTATCGCCGATCTGCCACGCCGACCAGTGGTTGGTGGAGCGGCCCATGCCCAGCAGCCGCTCAGGTGACACCTCCAGGCTCATCGCCAGCCGGTGCACCGCATCGGCGCGGGTTTTCAGCGCCATGTCGGTCAGCGTGGCGTCGAACGTGAGGTGCTGAACCTTGTCGACCATTTCACCGGGCACGGAGGCGAAGATGGGGATCATCGCCGCAAAACTGTCCTCGTCCTCGTAGGACGCCTTGGCGACGTCGAACAGCATCTCCTGTAGCTCCTTGACCGCCGGGGTGCCGCTCATCCCGACCGACCCATCGGGCTTGTCCGCGCTCACCGGGGACTGCACCGCCGGCAGGCTCATCTCCTGAGGAACGAACACCACCCCGTTACCGATCAGCCGGGAGTTGTCGGCGTTGCGGATCTTGCGGGTAGTTCGCACGATCTCGCGCAGCGCGTCCAGCGCCGAGCGCACCGGGGAATTGGCCTCCTTAGCCCGTCGCGGGTGCGGTAGCCATACCCGGAACATGGTGTCGTCAGGTGTCAATTCATAATGGCTGCCGTCGGGAAGCTCGACGATGGCCCTCCCCGAGGTGGTCCTGCGTTGGAACTCGTCACGGGTAAGCGCCAGCCAGACACCCCACGGCGGCGCATCAGGCGGAAAGATGATGGCGATCCAGGTCTCACCAGGGATGGTGAGGCATTCCACGATGCGCTTGATGAGCTGGGACTGGCCGAGCTGATTGCCTGCGATCGACGTGACGATCGCATTGACCTCGTCGTTGTCGCATTCGCCGGTCGGTCGACCTTGATCGTCGAGTTCGGAGGCGATCAGGCGCACCCGGCTGCACGCCGACGCGCGCCACGACACGTAATAGCGCAGCTCACCGACCAGATCGAGCATTTCCCAGGCTTCGGTCTGCCAGCCGGCGCGCTGTGACACCGCCATCGGACTGGTGAGTGTCTTGCTGCCCGGAATATCCATCGGCGCGCTAGCGGCCGTCAGCGCCCGGCGGGGTGAACCCTTCCGGCGCCGAACAATACGCAAGTCAGGAGCCGCCACGGGCCCACGGTAACCAAGCGCAGTGCTCAGCTAGGCGGCGTGGGCTCGGGCGCCGGCTCGAACTCGATCTCCTCGTCCTGGTACAGCGGAGCGCACATTCCAATGATCTGGCTGGCGCTCAAGGCGACCGGGATCAGCGCCCACCACGGCCAGCCGACGAGGTGCACCGGGATGATCCCGAGACCGAGGCCGACCCACATGCTCACGCACCACGGGCAGTTGAAGAAATACACCGCCGTGGAGTCGGGACCGAACACCCTAGCCAGCGCGACGCGCGGGGCATCGAGAATGGTGTCGGAGTTGATCAGCCGGGTCAGGCGCATCACGACCAGGACGTAGATCACCAGCACGAGGACCGTCATTCCAAGATTCATGATTCATGGATCATACCAGAGACAATTCCGACTATGCTAGGCTTAGTCTCATGAGCGAGCCCACCGTTGCCACCGTCGACTTCTGGGTATCCGGCATCCCTAAGCCGCAGGGCTCCAAGCGCGCGTTCGTGCACCCGCACACCCGCAAACCGATCATGGTGGAGTCGGCCGGCGCCTCCCTGCGCGACTGGCGTCACGATCTGAAACTGACCGCCCGTGACCAATGGACGTCGCGCGCGGTGGTGGCGCAACCCGACGCCGTGCAGCTACGCATCGAGTTCGTGATGCCGCGCCCGGTGGCGATGCGCAACAAAGAGACACCGCCCGCGGTGAAAAAGCCCGACCTGGACAAAATGATTCGGGCCGTCTGCGATGCCCTCAAGGGTGTCGTGTACGCCGACGACTCCCAGGTGGTCTCGATGGTGGCCTTCAAACGCACCGCCGAACCAGGAGAGCCCACCGGCGCCCGTATCGGTATCGACGTCTTAACGGTGGCGCCTAGCGGGGCAAGAAAGACGGCCGTCCCGGCGTAATTCGGCGGGTGAGGTAGTCGGGGACCTCGCGGTAATCGCGCAGGCTGCGATGCAGCGGAGTGCCATAGTCAGTGCGTCCAGATCCCATCCGCGACAGGCGCCAGTGTGCGATCACCGCCGCGCTCACCCGGTCCGGGCAGTGCTGCCCGGCCTGCCAGTCGGCAGCCTGGTCCTCGAAGACACCCAGCTTGTACTCGACGACCCGGGCGCGTTTGATCTCCAGGTCTTGGCGTAGTTTGGCCGCGCGGCCGACCGGGTCGCCGGTCTCGGTGTACTTGGTGATCATGAACGGCTGATCGCGACTCAGAGCGCGCTGCTGCACCCCGGATAAGACCTTGCCCATCGCCAGCGCCTCGCGCGCCTCGCGATGGATCTCCATCCACGAGCGTTTGAGCACGCTCTCGTAGGTCTTGTAGGTGGAGTAGCCCTCCAGTGCGATCTCACGCGCCCCGACGGTCAGCGCCAGCTCGACCGCGCGCCGGCCCCACTGATCCGACGTGTAAAGCCCCGACCAGTCCTCGGATAGCGCGATGGTGCCGTCGCCGTCGAGCACTGCGGCGATGATGCCGGTCTCGTCGCCCTCACCAGAGTCGGCCGGGTCGACGCCGACCACGGCGGCGACGAGATTGGTCGACAGCGCCTCCAGACGTGGCTCGAACCATTTGCGCTCGAACAGGCCGCCGGCCGGGTTACGCGGGCTGCCCTGATACAGCGCGAACCAGACGCGCTCGCCGACCTGACGCCGCGTGGCCTCGAACTCGTCGCGGGTACGCCCACGCGCGGACACCATGACGGTGCCGGGTTTACGCCCTAGCGAGTCCTTGATGCCCTCCTCGGCAATGGCCGGAATGTTCAGATGTCGCCAGGTCCGGTGCTGGGAGGGCAGCTCGGCCTCGGCGGCCAGCGTCTTACCGGAGAGGTCCTCCGGGTGCCAGCGCGTCTGCACCAAGATGATCGACGCCTCCGGAGAGAGCCGGGTGAACACGACGAAGTTCATCCACTCGTCGACCTTGCGCCGGTGGGTGGCCGAGTCGGCTTCCTGGATGTTCTTGTAGGGGTCGTCGATGATGAACAGGTCGGCGGCGCGGCCGGTGATGGCCGACCCGATGCCGGCGGCGACCATGCCGCCCTTGGCGCCGTCGATCATCCAGGCATCGACGCGGCGGGACTTCGGGCTGATCTTGAGCCCGATCTTGTCCTCGATTTTGGTGCCGGTCAGCGGGTCGATGACGTCGGCGCCATGCTGCTCGATGACCCCGCGACAGGTCTGGGAATGCGCGCGGGCCAAATCGTCGCCGTAAGAGGCCAAGATGATGCGTCGATTGGGGTTGAGCTGCCATCCGCGAATTGGCGCCCACACCGCGCACATCGTCGATTTGCCCTCCTGCGGGGGCATCGTCACCAGCAGATGATGACGCGGCGCGGCCAGGGTGGTCTCGATCGAGTCGGCGATCAACTTCAGGGCAGGCGTGATGTTGAAATCAGAATCGACCGCGGCGGCGAGCTCAGCGGCATTGCGGTAGCGGCTCTTGATCTTCTCCCGCGCTACCGCCGACTCCATCCACTTGAGCGCCGCAGCCTTCTGCTCAGAAGGCCAGTTGCGGGTCACCTCGTGGAATTTGGCCGCCTTCGCCGAGCTGAACATGCCGTCGGCGTCGTAGAGATCTGGGACCTTAACTGCCACGTCAGCAGGCTAGGTGGGGGCACTGCAGGGTGCTACAATGCCTACAAGGATCGTAATTATCAGAGAGGATCGACATGAGCACCCGCAGAAGCTGCCCGACACCGAGGAAACGCCAGTTCCGGTCCAAGGCCGAGGCCAAACGGTTCAATCGGCAATATCGGTCACACTGCAAAGCACGACTGTGGCCGTATCTATGCGACACCGGCGAGCATTGGCACCTAACCAATCAGAACTACGACGAGCAGAAGCGCATCGGCGAGGCGATCAACAAATGGCTGGGTAGATGCGAGGCGCAACCGGAGGTCTAATTTCCAATTTGGAAATTCGAATCTTGCTCGCCGCGATCGTTATGTCGTGCTTCCCACTCCAGCACCGCCGCAATCGCACCCATCGTCGTAAGCGCCCACGCGGCCAGTCCCACCGGTAGCCACATGAGCGGCGTCATTGCCGCCATCGCCGCACCGTGAGATGCCGCGAGCATGGCGCACCCGCACTATCCCTGCCCCGACGGCGGCACCGGGCTGGCCGTCCCCATGACCAGCCCGGGCCGCAACACGCCTAAGCGGTCGGTGCAGTTGGGTCGGCCGGTGGCGCGGTGGGGTCGGCCGGCGGAGACGCAGGAGCAGTAGGGTCAACCGGCGCAGTGGGGCTAGCCGGCGCAGGCGCGGGCGTCGATGTCGGCGCCTCGAGACCCTTGAGGTTGTCGCGGCTGGACTGCAGGCCCGCAAGCGCTTGCTGCAACCCCGACAAGTCGCCCGGCGACAGGGGCGTACCGGCCGTGATCTTGTTCTCCAGGTCAGTAAGCTCCTGCGAGAATGACGTCTCGATTCCATCGAGATCGGTCTTGACGCCCGTCAATTTGGTGGCGAGATCGTCGAGATCGGTCTGCTCTACCTGAACTGCGGCCATGATGGCGTTTATCCCTTCTTGAATGTATTGCAGGCGCACAAAAAGCTGTGACACCCAGAGTGGA